ACCACCTTTCGGTAGTTCTGGTGCTTCAGTAGCAGACCCATCAATCTCAGGTTCCATGACTGGAGCTCCTAGATCTTCACCACCAATTGGTTGACCTGTTGCAGGATCTACTGGTGCATTTGGATCTGGAATTACACCATCTTTGATTTCTTTTGCCATCAATTCATCTTGTTCTAATATCTCAATATCTGTTTGACGAAGTATCTTACGTCTTACATAATCTTGAGAATAGTATCTTCCAACGTATGGTTCGGCAGCTGCAGCAACTGTAATTCTCTCATTAAATAACTCAACTTCTTTTAATTCAGAGAAGTGATTATCATATAAGAAGTCATATTGTATGTGTTCACTCATTATTTCCCAGTCTTCTGGGGTAATAATGTTCTTAAGAATCAACTGAGTCTTAAGCATATCATCAAACATTCTAGAGAATCTATGTCTTAATCTACCTACAAATTTTGTAAATTTTAATTCATCTCTTAATATCTCTGAGGATCTTCCCAAGTTGAATCCTCCCTCTCCATCCATTCTGGAAGGCGGTACGTTGAGCGACCTATATAATTTCTTTTTGAAGTACTCAATATCCGTGATTTCACCAAGGTTTTGACCTCCAGGCAGAGTAGAAATTTCAGTTCCACGACCTCCTTCCCTTCTAGGGAGCCAGAAATCTTCAAGCATTGCCATGTACTTCTTGTCATCTCGGATCTCTCCTGTGTTAGCGTCGTAAACTAATTTGTTTCGATATCGCATCATCACATCTCTGAGATATTGCTCTGCTTTTACCTTCGGCAAGTTTCCTACATCAATGTAGAATATCCTACGCTCTGGAGCACGGGATAATCTATATATCACTAAACTATCTTCAATCATTCTTAGTTGATTGATAGATTTAATTGCCTTATGAAGATATGAAAGAGTTGATCCTTTATTTCTATCTACTAATCCAGAAGTGCAATATGTAATTGCATCTTTGGCTATTTTCATTCCTTGACTTGCACCAGTAGCATTTATATTTCCTGTTGGATACTTACCACTAGCATTGTATATAAAATATTCTTCTATCTCTGGAAATTTATACTCCATGGGATTTGGTGAATTTCCAGTGTTTATTTTATACTTATCACCCTCTGCTTTTTTCTCTTGACGAACATAACGCATTTTTAATGCATCAACGTAACGTAACTCTTGGATACCCTCTTCTGGTTTTTTTAAATCTATTATCTTATGATAATATATCCTTCCATCTACATACCAGTTTCTATAGATTTCGTGTGCTTTCTTATCAAAATCTAATAGATCAACAATATGTTTAAATTCTTGTCTAACCTTTGTTTTAATACCATCACTGGCATTTAAATTATCAAGGTTAATTTGAACAGGTACATCGTTTGTATCTGATACAATTGCTTCGTTAACAATATCTTCAATAGCACTATCCGCTTCTGGTTGAAGTGCTAGTTCACGATATCTTTTGATCAAGTCGTATTCGGTTTTGTAGATACCTTCGATATCAACATAAGAACCAAAAAAACCACTACTCATATAGTGGTCAGACCCATCCTCGTTATTTGGAGGAACGGGTGAGACCGCAGTAGGAGATAGTGGTTCGGAATCCTCGATTGAGAATCCAAATAATTTAGCCATAATAGAGTTACTCTATATGAATTATAGTTTCTTTCTACTATTTAGTCAACTTAAAATAGTTAGCCTGCTGATCCAGCACCAGTAACATTGTAAGACTGAACTGCAAATTCAACTGTATAGTCTTCTATAGTATCGCCAGAATCATATGATAAATCAATTGCTCCAACAGAAATTGGGAATATATCAATAAATTCATATTCTTTAAGAACTACATTTGCATCTCCAGCATTAGTTGTGCTTGCTTGCGTAGCTCCTCTACCTAGTTGATAAACTTTAGCATTTACCATATATGATGAAGGGTTTGTTGAACCCATGTTATCATCTAATGCTGCAATTTGTTGTGTCCACTCTTCAAATGCATTTCTGAATAAGAAGTCTTCATCGTTAATTACTGTGATAGACCAGTTTTCAATTGTTCTGTCACCAGCAACTTTAAATTGACGACCTCTGAATGGAACTTCTATACTAGCAATAGTTTGTGCTGGCATCTGTGCTGCTTTACACAGAAAACCAAATCTCTCTGCTTGCCATGGGAATGTTACACTCGCTGGTAAAGTTGTTAATTCAACTTCAAATAGATTCGGTCTAGCACCGCCACCCAGTAATCTGGATTTAAATTCTGAGATTGTTCTATTGTCTCTTGTTTGGGCCATTAGTTTAGTTTCCTCCGATAGTTATATTTATAAAGTTAAACGCGGCCAGCGACTTCTTCAAAACTGATTCCTGTTCTAGTCGCAACAAACGTTAGAGTAACGTAGTTGATTGACTTCGCAGGTTTCAAGAAGATATCAGCTCTGAACTCATTATTATCAATAACATCAGGAGTGTTATTTGTAGTGTCGCAAATAACTAAGAATCCGTAGATACCTCGTTTTGCTTCGACATCTCTCAAGTATGGTTCAACAATGTTTCTAAAGTTTGCTCTTGTTAATTCATCATTTAACTCAAAGAGTTGTGCTTCAGCAGCACCCTCAAGAGCTTGTTCAACTGTAAGGAACAGACGACGAACATTGATTCTGTCAAATGCGGATGCAAATGCCAGTGCAGTTTTATCACCAAAGAGTAATGTTCCTATACCAGGTTTAGTGATAACAGAGTTTATTCTCTGAGGATAAAGTTGATCTCTTTGTGTCTTGGTTGGATTATATGCCAGTTTGATAGCATTATTAATCAAACCTCTTTGTTGCCCTGCAGGTGAGAACCAAGGATAAGCAACAAGATTTGTTCTACACATTAATCCAGCAATGTCTCCATTTGTTGGAACGAATCTAAATTCATTGTTGAATCTATCATATGTGTATTTGTATCCACTATCAAATACTGCGTAAGAAGAACTTGTTAGTGGGCTAAAGTACTCAATCAGGTTATCTGTTTGAGTTGTTGTATTTGTAATATTTACTAAGTCTGCTCTGTGTGGCCCAATAGTTGCCATACAATCCTTTCTCTCATTAACAATCGCAATTAATTTATTTGCTTTTGTTTGTGATTGATCTTTAGAAGTGCATCCAGGCCCCATGATTAGATAATCAACTTCAATCTCATCTTTGTTAGCAAACAAGTCATAAGATGTCATTAGATCACCCAATTCTGCTCTCATACCACCGTTTCCACCAAGACCAGGAACTCCTGCCTGATAATCTTCACCACCACCAAGTGTGTATGTTACATTACCGATAGCAGAGAAAGTATTGTCTTGTGCATTTTGACTCCACAATCCTTGAGCAGTCGTAAATGCTTGATAAGCAGTACTAAATCCAACTGATAATGGTTGGGTTTTATGATAACCATCTGCTGCTTGTGATGGATTATATCCAGCATATACATTATCAGAGAAGTCTGCAATGTAATTCTTATAGTATATCTTTTGAGGTGAGTTTACAGATGAAACAGCATCAACTGCTTTTGAAAGACTTAAATGTTTCTCAATAACATTACCTTTGATACCAGTCACAACTCCAAAGTCATCAACAACTGCAACGTGAATACCATCACCTTCACCATTTCTATCTGATGTATATGAAGTAGTTGTTGGTTTTGGTGCTAAAGATTTCCAGTAAATAGATGCGTTATCTAAATCTAGAGTCTGATTATTATACCAGTCAGAAACTGATACAACACTTGCAGAAACTGCAGTGATTGGTGCGTTAGGTGCACCAGTGTTAATACCAACACCGTTGACAAAGAATATTGTGTCAGATGCTTTGATTGATCCAAATCTTGTTCCTTCTGAATAATCTATCTTAGTTTCAGAGTAAGATGAAGTTCCAGCAGCACCTGTTACACGAGAGACAATCTTAACATCGAATGTTGATCCACCAGCAGCACCTGTTGCATCAGTTGATACACCAGTAACTATAGCCTTTAAATATCCACTGAACGTTGAAGTTGTTCCTGAGCCAGGAATCACCGCATTTTGAACTGCGATTGTAACACCAGCACCAATTGTGCATCCGTAATCTGCAAGACTTGCTGTTGTAATACCAATTGTCTGATCTGCAGCATCATCAATTACACAAACCTTTAATCCATTACCCCATGAACCAGGTGTTTTTGCTGCCCAAGAAGCGGCTGCCATCCCAGTATAACTTGCGTTATAATCGTCGTAATTCTTAATCTTTAATACTGAAGTAGATGCTACACCAACACCAGCATTTGCTGTATTTAAGTGTGTGCTGTCTGTTCTACATACTTTTAGAACACCACCATATGATAAAAATGATGATGCACTTTGCCAATATTCATACTGAGCATCAGTTGAAAGTGGTTTACCAAAGACATTTATTAAGTCTTCTTCTGTCGATACTTGTATAGGATCATCGATGGGGCCTATTCTAAAAGGCCCTGCTATCGCACCAATGTTGTCTAATACATTCTCTGCTCTTCCTACTGTAAGATCAACCTCCCTGACTAATACGCCAGGAGATAATTGAGGAGTCGCCATGCTTTTGTCTCCGTACCATTCTGTTTTAACTAGAAATTATTTATTAATTTGACCTTTTACATATAATCCCACATGTAAGATCGGTCTCCATACTCATCAGCCTTGTTCCAACGATCACCTTCTGCATCAACAAAACTACCCTCATCTAACCCATCAATCATGAAACCAAATGGAGCCATATCTTGTTCTATTTGATTTTTTTGCTCTTCATATAATCGTTTTCTTACGTCTTGATCTGTGAGTTCTTTGAAATAGTCATTCTGAACTAACCATGCATATATGACCAAACACATCGCCAGATCATCATTAGCACCCTCTTCTGCCTCAAAAGAATTATTTTTCTGTATGAATGTTGTCAGTTCAGATATAATTTCATAGTCTTTGAATATGATCTTGTCTGCTTCAATCATTGTTTTCAAGTTAAGAGATCCTACCTTTTTAACAGTCTTTGACATCTTAACTCCCATTTGAGTCTTCTTACCTGAGAATCCTTGACCAATAACTTGACCTGCTCTTCCTCTCATTGATGCCATGAGTAAATTGTCATACTCAAGGTCATAGTGAATAATAGATGCTACTTGATCACCTATGTCGTTTACTTCACACAATATAAAAGCCTTATTATATTTCACCGCCACTTCATATATTATACTTGGAAATAGCATTGGTTTGATTTGATTGTTTCTATACTTACCAACTACTCTATGAGGGAATGTAGTAATATCCACAAGAACAAATGCTGAATAATCTTTTTCAACACCGCGAGCAACGTCAACTGTTATCAAATAATCATTACCCAGTATAGGCCCTTCATAGATATCTAATCCAGCATTTTTTTGTATAGGTTCTTCATATATAAGATTTCTTAATTTACTTGGTGCTATTAAAGTATCTACAGATCCTAAGAATTCACACTCAAACTCAACTTTAAATTGTGCTTCAGATGTGTTTGCAATTGTTTGCTCTCTCCACACATCATCTCTACCTGGCACTTCAGACCAGTGAACATCCGTTGGTTTATACTCATTCTTTCCTCTCTCCGCATCGTGCCACAATCGGTAGAAGTGATTCATACCTCGTGGTGTAGATACAATTATTACTTTAGTACTTTGACCAGAACTAATAGTAGGATAAACAGAGGCAAAAAATTGATCAGCAATGTGATTTGGAATGAATGCAAATTCATCCAAAAAGATAACATT